TATATGATCCACCATGTGATTTGGTATTTCTTGATCATACCAGTTTTTATATACACCTTTTGGTGCCACAATTAGGACACCATTGATTTTACCATTATCATAAAGCATTGATACATTATCAATTAATACTTTAGATTTACCGGTACCCATTTCCATAAAATAGGCAAAACATTTTTTATCCCAAGACATTTCTAATGCTTTAAGTTGATGCGCGTATGGCTTAGTCTTAAATTTGTAATTCATAACTTTTTCTTTCTTGACTTCTATATAATATAGATTATATAGTTTGTCAATGTCAGAAAGAATAGTTTATGTAATACAGGAAATACCTGGGACAAAAGAAGGCAACCCAAGAATAAATATTATGGGTGCTTCTAAATATGGTGAGTTTAAATTTTTATTACCAGAACTTTCACAAATAATTTTTTCACCAGGTCCACTAATTTATAAACTAAGATCTTTATTAAAAAATTTTAAAGAAGAAGATTATTTACTACTTACAGGTGATCCTGCAATAATTGGTGTTGCATGTTCTATTGTATCTGATATGACTAATGGCAAATACAATTTACTCAAATGGGATAAACAAGAAAGAAAATATTATCCTATTAAAATAAATCTATACGAGAAAGGAGAGATTAATGAGTGATTTACAACAAAAGTTTATTGAGGATGCACCTCAACAATTAAATGAATTAAATAATCCAGAGTCATTATCTGGCCATGTTTTAGAATTACAAAAGCTAGAAGATGAAATTAAAATGGATCAAGAAAAACTAGACAGAAAAAAAGAACAAGCAGATAAATTATCACAACAAGTGATACCAGAAATTATGGAATCTATGAAACTTAAAACTATGAAACTAAGAGATGGATCTGCAATAGAGATAAAAGAAATTTACAGCGCAACAATACCCGTAGATAAACGGGATGGCGCATTTAACTGGCTTCGAAACAACGACTTGGGTGATTTGATTAAGAATGAAATCACTGTTTCCTTTGGTCGTAACGAAGATAACAAGGCGCGTGAATACGCTAACCTTGCCGAGAGTAGTGGGTATCAACCTCAACAAAAATTGAAAGTTGAACCCATGACTCTCAAAGCACTATACAGAGAGCGAGTCGAAAAAGATTTAGACTTACCCTCTGAACATTTCAATCTGTTTAAGGGAAACAAAACAAAAATCACAAGGAGCAAATAACATGAGTCAAGAAACAGGAGACTTAACGACAAAACAAGGTGGTGCATTAGCAACATTAGACTTTGTATCAGATTCAGGAATGGGTCTTGAGAACATAGACAAGTCAGATCTTGCATTACCTTTTCTGAAACTATTACAATCAGGTTCAGATGAAACTAAAAAGAAACATGCAAAGTATGTTGAAGGCGCAGAAGCAGGTATGTTCTACAATACAGTTACAAAAAAATTGTATAGTGGAGAGAAAGGAATAGAAGTTATTCCAGTCTTTTATAAAATGACATACCCAGAATGGGCACCTTTTGAAAAAAGAGAAGGTAGACCTATCCACAATGATAGGGGTCCAGGCATCATGAGTCAAACAACTCAAAACGATAGAAACAAAGATATGCTAACAAATGGTAATGAGATTATCAAAACAGCAAATCATTTTGTAATTATCTTGGGTGATAGACCAGAGAAAGCTTTGATGACCATGAAATCAACACAGCTTAAAGTTAGTAGAAGTTGGAACTCACTGATGGAAGATCAGTTTGAACATGATCCAAAGACTGGCAAAGCTGTACCGGCACCAATGTTTTCTAGAGTTTATAAATTAAACTCAGTAGAGAACTCTGGTAGTTTTACTTGGCATGGATACAATATAAATTTGATAAAGAAAGTGGACGACGCTGGAATTTATCAAATGGCAAAAGATTTCCATAACTCGTTAAAAAATAGTCAAGCGAAGGCTGAGTCTAGTAAAGAGGACTCAAACTATTAATTCTACTCTGTCAAGAGGAGATAGGGGTAGCAAAGCGAGAGTGGAGCTACCCCGACCCGGGATCTTATGGTTGATGAATTTATAAAATTATTTACAGGCTACCAAGGTGACTTTGGTATTGCAGACATGTCTTCTGCACAATTAGATGCAGAAAAAAACAAACTTAAACCAAACTACGAATGGGCAGGTAGACCTATTACACAAGGTGATTACAAAGATCACATAGAAGGTAAAATATCTATAGGCATACAACCATGTAGATTAGATAAAACAGCACAGTTTGGTTGTATTGATATCGATCCAAAAAATTATTCAACATTTAAAATAGAAAGTTATTTAGCATTATTTCAACAATATAAATTACCACTAATACCTTTGTTATCTAAAAGCGGAGGTTTACATTGTTATTTGTTTTTAAAAGAACCAATACTAACTGTCGATCTAATCTCGGCATTAAAGTCTTTTTTACTGCCTTTAGGATTAGATCCTGACACAGAGGTTTTTCCAAAACAGAAAGAACTAAAGGAAGATGACAAAGGAGAAATTAAACCAGGTAATTTTATAAACCTACCATACTTTAATAATGGTCACTCAAATAGATATGCAGTTGATAAAGACAATAACAAATTAGACATAAAGAAATTTTTTGAAATAGCAGAACAAAGCAGAATAGGTAAACAAGAACTAGATAAACTAGTTGATCAAACATATAAAAATATTTTAGTTGGCACAAACGAAGAATTTGAAGATGGTCCACCATGTCTAGCACTTTGTTCTAAAAGAAAATTAGATGATGGCAGAGATAGATTTATGTACAACTACATGGTCTTTGCTAAAAAGAAATACAAAGATAAATGGCCTGACCATGTTGCAAATGCAAATTATAATTATCTAGAGACACCTTGGGATAAATCAAAATTAGATTTAAAAATAGCTGCATGGAAAAAAGACACTGCAGGTCATACTTGTTATGAAGATCCAATACATAGTAAGTGTATGCGTAGTCTTTGTTATTCTAGACCGTTTGGTGTCAAATCAGATAGCATCACCATGTTTCCAGACATTACAGACTTTGAAATTATTATGTATGCAGAACCAGAATATAGATTTAATGTGGCTTTACCTGATGGCACTAAAGCTGGTGTTGTAGCAAGCAACAGGCGACTGATAACAAAACAAACAGAGTTGTTAGATTTAATATGGGAACAGACAGGGATTTATCATGAGCCATTAAAACCAAAAGACTTTAGAGCAAAACTAACAGAGTTTAGAAAAAATTCTGTAAAGATAACACCACCTGCAGGCACACAAATAGAAGATAGACTAAAAGAAGAATTGTTTCAATATTGTGTTAATGGACCAAGAGCTAAAAAAAGAATACAAATTAATAGTGGATCTTGTTTAACAGAAGATGGTCATCACTATTTTAAATTTACATCTTTTATAGATCACTTAGGTGCAAGTTGGAAAATACCAGAAGAACGTATTGCACAAAAACTAAAAGATAAATGTGAAGTAGAGTTTAATCACTCTCTTAACGTTGATGGTAAAACAATGAAAGTATGTAGAGTAAAACAATTGCACATAGATAAAATAGAATACAAACCAGTAGAAAGAAAAGAAAGTAATTATTAATGAGATATAAAGTTGTAGGACCACCAGGCACAGGTAAAACTAGAAGATTATTAAATGAAGTGCAGAGATATGTAG